CAGCCCTGACATTTGCTCCTGTGGAGTTATCTATAACATAATCGTGTTGTGCCATTTCCTAATCCAAAATTTTCTCTAAGTATATCCTAAACCAACACTAACTACCACGTCCGAAACCTACCGCTGTATAACTAAATGTTTTATTTTGAACAGCGTTTCCAGCATTTGTAAATTTTATTGTAAAACCACTCCCAGATATATTAGTTAATTCAAACTTATCAGTGCCACCTAAATCATTTGCAGTAATACCAATGCTAGGAAGTTGTGAGCCTGCTGCAACATCAGTACCAGTAGCACCTGTGAAAAATGATTGGTCAAAAGTAACAGCAAGACCAGAAGCACTTGTACCACTACTTATATTACTTTTCTGTTCTGTTCTTCTATCTAGCTCTGCTTTATATCCTAGTTGATCTATTTCAATACTTTGTGCAGGGTCAAAACTTAACATTTCACATCTAAACTTAAAAGCTCTACCGACATGAGTTCCGTTAGCAAAGGTGTTAAATGTCTTGCCTGTAAAATCACTATCTTGATAGCTTGAACCATTAGAAGGTGCATCAGATGTCACTGCCACCAACAGTTTTGCGTTGACATCAAATGCTGTGGCTGCATCGAAATCAGTCCAAATATCGATATTACCTGATCTACTATCAATCAAATCATTAGGATAAAAACCCTGCGTTACAAAATG